CAGGACACCCCCGCCGCGCGCCGCCCCACCCCCCCTGTGGCGGTGTGAGAGCCGGGGGCAAAACAAGAACCACAAGCAGACGCGCCGCCTGCAAGCCCACGAGATCGAGGACATAGAGGCGATCGAAATTGCAACGGTGCGCCGACCGGCTCCTCAAATCGAGGACGAGGAAACTTTCAACCTGTACTAATAATCAGAAATAGAGATAATATGAAAACGATCGAGAAAGAGCAAATCAGAACCAAACTCGCGGAGTTTTGCGAGATCAAAGGCGGACAGAACAAAGCCGCGAACTCCATGCGCGGCGTCAGCCCGGCGACCATTTCCCAAGTGCTCAATAACAACTGGGATTTAATCAGCGAGGAAATGTGGCGCACGATCGCCTCGCAAATCGGTTACGATCCGCGTGCGTGGGTTGTCGTGGAGACACGCGGCTACAAACGCATGTACGGACTTTTGCAGGACGCGCAGGATAATTCCCTCGTGTTCGCAGTCACGGGTGATGCTGGATGCGGTAAAAGCGAAGCGATCAAGAGTTATGCCGCAAGCAACCGCAACGTGTATAACCTCTCGTGCTCCGAGTACTGGAACCGCAAGCACTTTATGGCGGAACTCCTGCAATGTATGGGGATTGATTCGACGGGCTGCACCGTTCCGGAAATGATGTCGGACATTATTCTCGCCCTCAAAAAGAAAGAAACGCCGCTCGTGGTACTCGATGAAGCCGACAAGTTGAGCGATCAAGTGCTCTACTTTTTCATCAGCCTGTACAACAAACTCGAGGATCGTGTCGGGATCATCCTGTGCGCGACGGACTACCTCGAGAAACGCATCAAAAAAGGTGTGCGAACTAACCGGAAAGGCTACAAGGAGATTTACAGCCGTGTCGGGCGCAAGTTCATCCCGATACAGGTCGTAAACAGCGAGGACGTTGCCGCCGTGTGCATCGCAAACGGTGTGACCGATCCGGAAACAATAAACGAGATTATCGACGACTGCGAGAGCGATTTGCGCCGGGTAAAACGCAAAGTCCACGCGGTTAAACAGCGTTCAACCTCTAAATAAACGGTGTTCAAATGAAAACGATCGACCTTGTACTCAAAGCCGAGTGGTACGACATGATAGCCTCCGGGGAAAAACGCGAGGAATACCGCGAAATAAAGCCGTATTGGTGCAGAAAGATAATGGCGCAACGGGGGTTCAAATGTCCTAACAAATTCAGTTACGGATTTTCGCAATCATCGTTCCCTCAATTTATGTGCAAGCGCACGGGTACTGCCTGCATACAACCCAATTCAAGCGGTTTTACGCATGTACGTTTCCGTCGTGGTTATACCACCGAAGCAATGACGTTCAAAGTTGAGAGTGTAATTATAGGCAGAGGCAAACCCGAATGGGGTGCGCCCGATCACGATGTTTTCATTATCAGATTGGGAGAAAGGATTTAGACATGGCAAAAGCGATAAGCAATAAAAACGTGGTGAATGCCAAGTTCAAGGTTGCCGATTTCACGGGCAAATGGCTCGCGTCATTCGGCAAACCCGAACTCCGGGGCGCATGGATCATCTACGGGGAGAGTGGCGGTGGTAAAACGCACCTTGCTTTGGAGCTGCTCAAATACCTGTGCGGGTTCGTGGATCGGGCGGCTTACGACACGTTGGAGCAAGGTTTATCGCTGTCGTTTCAGAACGCATGGAAAGACGCCGCAATGCAGGAGGTCGGCTCCCGGGTTATCGTGCTGGCGAAAGAACCGATCAAGGAGTTGCGGGAACGCCTGCGGAAGCGCAAAAGCCCTAACGTGATCGTGATTGATTCGATTACGGCGTTGGTCGGGTTCACGCGGACGGTGTTCATGGAATTGATAAACGAGTTTCCCGACAAGTTATTCATTTTCATAGCACACGAAGAAAACAACAAGCCCTATCCGGCTATCGCGCAGCACGTGCGAAAGCTGTCGGAGGTGAAAATCCGGGTCGAGGGGTACAAAGGATTCGTAACGACCCGATTCAAAGGCGAAAAAGGCGAGGGAGGTGCCGATTTCGTGATATGGGAACAGGGCGCAAATGAGTATTGGATTGATAAACTTTAATGATACACAATTATGCACACAATGGATAAAATTCACAACGGGGTACTCCGCAAGTTCCACACCCTTTGCTCGCGTTTGGGACTGACGGAGGCGGAAAAACGGGCGATCGTCGAGAGCTTCGGCGTCGAGAGTAGTGCCGACATAGACACGCACGCCCTTATCGACGTTTGTGCCTCGCTTTCCAAACAGTTGGAGGGCGACAAAGGCGACCAAATGGATAAACTGCGCAAGCGTGCTATGGCTGCGATCGGCGGCTACCTGCGTAAAATCGACAAGGAAAGCAACGCCGAAATAATCAAAGGAATTGCCTGCCGTTCCACCGGGTACCAGTCTTTCAACAAGATACCCGCCGAGCGTCTGCGGAACCTGTACAATACATTCCGCAACAAACAAAAGGACATGGATGCGGCGGAACGTATCGCAATGGAGCTCTTGGCTCAAAGCTACACGGCGGGGAAAACCTCCCCGGCGATATTGAATTAACGGATTTATTCACCTTTCAAAAACAAAAAATTATGAGTTCAAACAACAATTCTTCGAGTTCCGGTATTGGCTTTTGTGGCTTGCTTACAATCGCCTTTGTCGTGTTGAAGCTGACAAAGTACATTGCGTGGTCGTGGTGGTGGGTTCTTGCCCCTATATGGATACCTATTGCTTTTGTGCTGCTTATTTTGGCAATCATGGGATTACGTGAGTTATGGATTTGCTGCAAATGGAGGGCGAAACGATGAAATGGTACATCAGCGGCAAAATTTCGGGCTTGCCAACCGACCAAGTGACCGCCAAATTCCAGCAAGCGGAGCAGCAAATCCGGGCGTTCGGGCACGAACCCGTGAACCCGACCAACAACGGGCTCGGCTCGGAGGCGAGCTGGAACGAGCACCTCGTCGCAGACGTTGCCCTGTTGCTCGAATGCGATGCGATCTATCTGCTCAAAGACTGGGGCGACAGCCGGGGATCGCGCATCGAGGCGAATATCGCCGAGGAGTGCGGCTTGCAGATCGTCCACCAGCCGGAATATGCGACCTATGAGAGCCGCATGTGAGCAGCTCGCCGGAGCCCTGTTGCGGTTTACCGAGGCAATGCGATCCTGTAATTCCGCTTTACGGTGGTATTCGGCTGTTATGCCAAAACAAAGGCACAAGCCGCTACGAGGCAACAGAACCCGAAAAACAAAGAAATTAACCCGCTTGCAACGCAGGCGGAAAAGACAAATTAAACCACTTAAAAACAAAAAATTATGAACAATCAGAAATCAATCATCGGCTGCGGATATATTCCGCGCAAAGCGCAGGCGGTCTGCCTCAAAACCAATGCCATCACCCGGCTCGGCGAGGTGGAGTACAAGATCGTCAAAGACCCCTACGTGCGGACATTTAAGAGTGAAAAAATTCCTTGGGAAATAGTGCCGCGCTCTTGGAATTGCATGGCGGTAAACGTGCTCGATGCAAACACAGGTTTAACGTATGCCGTCGAGTACGAACCCGCGAACCTCGTCCGCCCAACGTCTGAATCCAAAACCGACCAGCCCGGGGAGCCTGTCGATTTCGCTACCCGTGCCGGGCAGATCGCCGAGGAACTCAAAGCTATGTTCGACCCTGCGGGAGGGGGAATTTCCGACAAATGCGGCGTTGCATTCTTTGCGGTTTCGGATGACGGGAACGATAAAACATCGACGTGCGTCGGGTTTCTCGGCGGTCGAGGTAGTCGGGTGTCGGAGGCTATCGCTTCGGCGTGTTCCAATAACCCCCAAGTCCTCGAAATTGTGAAACGCGCCTCGATCGAGGCTATGTTTCACCGGATATTCGACGGCGACAACAAGAAGAAATAACCAACTTTCATTTTTATAACAATGGCAAAAACAAGAGTTAAAAAGGTCGTGGTTTCGGGAGTTACACGCGACCAAATGGAGGAGGCTTTCGGCGCATTCGCCTTTGCCGACGCCAAATTGCAGGGTATCAACGCGGCAATGGACGCGGAGATTACCAAGATCAGAGAGCGCAATGCCGAGGAGATCGCCAAGTTCCAGCAGCAAAAGGACGACGCCCTCGAGGTGATGCAGACGTTCGCCACCGAGAACCGGGACGAGCCCTTTTTCCAAAAAAAAAAAAAAAAAGAGGGGGCCG